TAGACGTTGAGGCTCAAAGATTAGCTTGGCTTGGTGTAGGTAAAAAAGAAGTTGAGGACTATGATGATGAGAAAATCAAAAAGCTAACATTTAAGAAAAAGGTATTTATGAAAGCAAATATCAAAATATTAAATGCTGTTGAAGACTTTAAATTTACTATCAATATGTTTTAACAGGAGGTAAATAATGTTTAATAAAATGGATAAAAATAAAATAATCAGAGGGTCTTTTGGTGCTGTATGGTTTCAAGGAGAGGAAGTTGGCTCAGTTAAATCTTTTGAGGCTAAAGTAAGTTTAGATTATGAAGACGTCGACATAATGGGAGATTTAGGGAAGCATAAAAGATATATGGGATATAACGGAGAGGGTACAATGACACTGCACAAAATAGATAGTGCGATTGCAAAATTAATTGGAGACGCCATCAGAAGTGGTAATATGCCTGACTTTACAATTGTTGCTAAACTAGATGACCCTAGTGCAGATGGTGCTGAAAGAGTGGAATTAAAAGGTGTAACAATTAATGAATTGATGGCTTTAAAGTTTGAAAATAAGGCTTTGAGAGAAGAAGAAGTACCGTTCTCATTTTCAAGCTATAGATTTATTGATTTAATATAAGGAGGATATAAAAAATGGCTAAAAATATAACTTTAGAAATGTTACTTGCAAAAAAAACGCAATCGGAAGACGATAAACTAAAAATAGCATATTTTAATTCAGAGGTGCTTGGTGGAAGTATAGAAGTTAGAAAACTTAAAGCTAGAGATGTTTTAAAAATAATGGATAGTGCTGAGGATAAATCAGCTGATGGTGCATATAGAGCCAACTGTAAATTAATTTATAAACATTGTCCTATTTTACAAGAAAAGGAATTACAAGAGGCTTATGAAGTTGCTGAGCCTTACGATATTGTAACACCTGTATTTGATGAAAACTTAGGAGAAATAAATAAACTTGCTACATTTATACTTGGTCTTTATGGTCTTGCTGATAATGAGGAGATTGAAGAACTAAAAAACTAATTTTGAGGGACGCTGATATGGCTTTCCTCTCTTTTTATGTTTTAAAAGGTTTTAAAATTGACTATCTACTTAATTTAGAGTATGAAGAAAAGTTATTACTGATGGCTACAATGGACTTAGAAATTGAAAGATTGAATAAAGATATATAATTTTCTTTACTTTTTTTATTTTATGTAGTAACATAAATGTACTTAACGAAAAAATAAATAAAAAAAGGAGAGATTTTTATGCAAAAAGAATTTTCGTTTTATTCACTTCATACTGGACATGAGCCTGATAAGAATAGGGTTAAATTTGAAATTAAAAATAATGATAGTTTGGAACTAGAATTTAATTATAATTCAATGAAAAGAAAAAATATTAATTGCGTTATAGATTTAAAAACTTCTGGGGAAGAACTAGAAAATAAAGTAAGAGAGTTATTTAAAGATTCAGAGGAAGATTATGATGATATATATTTCTTTAGGGCAGATGTATATATATTAAACTCTATTAAAAAATTAGCAAGAAAACCAATAACAGAAATAACAGTTGAAGAGTTTTTTAAAAACTTAGACGATATTTTTCAAAAACAGAAAGAAAATACATATTTTGAATATGTGCAAATTAGAAAACCTTAAATAATAAATATAATTTTAAGAGCAGTTTATTCTGCTCTTTTTTTATTTTACAAGAAAGGAGGCTTTTATGTCTAAGACCGTTGGTGTAATTTTGAGTTTAAGAGATAAGTTCACAAGCCCATTAAATAAAGTTAATGATAAATTAGGTACAACTAAAAAGAAGTTGAAAGAAGCCAGCAGGTCAGTTAGTAAATTTACTAATGCAATAAAATCAGGAATGAAATCAGTTGCAAAATGGACGGCTATTGGTTTTGGTGCTTTAACTGCTGGAGCAACTTTATTTATAAAGCAATCAATTGATGGTGCTAAACAAAAACTAAAAGCCGATAAATTACTAGAGACGAATTTAATGAAACAAGCTAAAGCTAGTAAAGAGCATATACAGATGTTAAAAGATGAGGCAAGTGCATTACAAGACGTTGGGGTTGTTGGAGATGACGTTGCTGTAGCTGGTGCAAGTAGACTAGCTGTATTTAAAATGAATGCAGACCAAATTAAAAAGACAATGCCTATACTTGACGATATGATAGCTTATGATAAAGGTTTAAACGGAACACAGGAAGACGCTATCGCCATTGGAGATTTATATGGTAAAGCTATAAATGGTAAAGTTAATGCTCTTAAAAAATATGGTGTTGTGTTAAATGACAATGAAGAAAAACTATTTAAAGTAATGAGTGTTGAGCAAAGAATAGATTTTATCAATAAAAAATTAGAGAAATCTATAGGTGGAACAAATAAGGCACTTAGAGCAACAGATGAGGGTAAAATCGTTGCAATGAAAGGTGCTTTTGGTGATATGCAGGCTGAGTTGGGTAAAAAATTAATACCTAAACTTGGTAATCTAGCTGAGTGGTTTCATAGTAAAATACCTGCTATTCAGGATTATATATTGAGTTTAGCGGATAAAGTTGAGGCTATGGTTATAAAAGCTGAGCCATATATAACTCAGATTAAAGAGATGTTAGGTAAAATATTTGAAAAAATAAAACCTGCTTTAGATGAAGCTTGGAAAATATTAGGAGAAGTTGCCGACTATGCTATCGGAATCGCCAAAGATATAAAAGATAATTGGGATTGGATAGCCCCTATTGTAACTGGTGTTGCTGTTGCCTTTGGAGTTTATAAAACAGCTGTAATGTTAGCTAGTGCTAAAACTTTACTTTTTAACGGAATAATGGTTGTAACTAATTTTCTTTTAAATGCTAATCCAATTGGGATTGTTGTTTTAGCTATTGGTGCATTGATAGGTGGTATTGTTGCTCTTTATAAAAATTGGGATAAATTTAAAGCTAAAGTACAAGAATTATGGGCTAAGTTAGATAATAACCCATTGGGAAAAGTGCTTAAATTTATAATTAAGTTTGGTAATCCAATCAGTATGATGATTAATCTATTTTTAATTTTAAAAGATGTACTACAAAGAAATTGGGAGGCTATAAGTGGCTTTTTTATTCCAATTTTACAAGCCTTAAAAAATGCTTGGCAAGGAGTAAAAGAAGCAATTTCAAAAGTTTGTGATTTTATAAGTGGTGTTTTTATGAGTGCTTGGGATAGCTTAATGAACGCACTAGATATGGTATTACACCCAATTGAAACAGCCAAGAAAGCGTTTGAGGGGTTAATAGACAAGTTAAAATTTTGGAATAACACAAAAGCTGAAGATAAAACTATTAATATCAATGAAGTCAAGAAAACAGATAATATCGGTGGAAGTAATAAAACTGGAATAACTACAACTACAGTTAAAAATCCACGTCACGCACTAGGGACTGCTTATTTTAAAGGTGGAGTAACAGGAATAAATGAGGGTGGAAGAAATGAAACAGCTATACTACCTGCTGGAACACAAATACTATCACACGAACAAGGTAAAGCTATTAATAATAAAACAACAAAGGGTATTACTATAAATATTAATGTAGATGGTAACTTTATTGGTGAAAGAGAACATATGGAAAAATATGGAGACTATATAAGTAATAAGATACTATCTAGTTTAGGTAATATGTAGGAGGTAAAAGATGAAAATAATATTTATAGGTGAGAATGAGGGTCAAACAGAAGTTATAAATATCCCTGTAGTACAAAACATAGAGCCTATAACTTGTGAGACTACAGATGAGGATTTTGTAACGATAGATGGTAATACATTAAATTTAATTGGAGGTAAGGGGTTAAGGAGATTTTCCTTTTCCTCTTTTTTTCCTAGCAAATTGTATAGTTTTGTTAGTTTTCTAAATTTTAGAGAGCCTAAGTTTTATGTAAAATTCTTTGAAAAATATAGAGATTTAAAATTACCCGTTAGAGTAATAATCTTAGATAAATACAGAGTAGTACTAAATATGTTGTGTAGATACAATTTTACATATACATTTAGAGATAAAGCAGGCGATATACCTTACACTTTAGAAATAACTGAGTATGTATTACCACCTAATAAAACAACTACACCTGCTGAAAGTAATAAAACTAAAGGAAGTAATGAAAAAGATAAAACTAAGATTGATAAGAAAACTAAGATAAAGAATAAAGTTAAAAGTAATGCTGAGAAAAAGCCTAAAAAGTAGGTGATATAAATGTATAAAATTGTTGTAAAAGATAAAGATGTAAGTGAGATTATTGGTAATTTAACGTGGAGAGATACGGTTGATACGTTAGGAGTTGAGGTTGATTTTGAATTACCTGTCAATCGTTATGATAAGAAGTTTGAGTTTTTATATGATATTACCTTAGGAGACCCTATTCAAATTCTAAATGACAAGGGAGAAACATTAGTACAAGCAATCATTGTAAGTGAGACACCAAATGGTAAAATCACTAGCTTTACTGCTTATGATATGGCTTGGTACTTGAATAAATCTACTGTAATTAAACAATTTAAAAAGATGATTGGTAATGACTGTATTAAATCATTGTGTAAAGAGATTGGAATTAAAGTAGAGGTATCAGGATTAGACACAAAGATAGATAAGATCTATAAAGATAAAAGTATTTCAGATGTGATAAAAGACATAATAGAACAATGTTCTCAATTCAATTCTAAGAAGTTTTTTATTGAATATGATAAAGACACGTTGAGAATAATGCCTTATAAAAAAATAAAGATTGTAGGTCAATTTGAAATGCAAAAAGATAAATTTATCAATATCAACGAAAACATTGGAGGAGTATCACTAAGTAAATCTATAGTTGATATGAAAAACAGTGTTCTTGTTGTAACTGAAAATAAAGGTGCTATACGTACCATAGGAGAAGAACAAGACTCTAAAAGTATTGAAAAATATGGTAAATTACAGGAAGTAGTAACACTGGACGAAAAAGAATTTTCTAAAGCTAATCTAGTTGCAAAGAATGAATTAAAAAAACTAAATAGAATTACTGAGGATTTTAGTATTGACGTGCTTGGTGATGATAAGGTTAAGAGTGGTAGAGTGATTGACATTGATTTACCACTTTTTAATTTGAAAGGTGAATATTTGATAAAGGAGAGTAATCATACTGTATCTAATCATATTCACAAAATAAG